ATATAACAAAAAAAGGGCTTCTGTTTTATCAGAAGCCCTTTTCTCTTACAAACTAAGACTAAATCTTAATATTCTTCGTTAGCTAACTTCTGAAAATAAGAAAGTGTTTCAGTAGATTCCCCTGAAGCCTGTGCTGGAATATCAGGTTCATCGCTTTCATCAAATGGTGTAGCTATATCTTCACTATCATCAATACCAATACCCAATACTCGATTGAGCTTGGCTTTCAATTCACCATAACTCTTAAACTTATCAGCTGCTAGGAAATCATTCAATAGATATTGCTTTTCCCATACTGATTGAAGTTCTTCATCACTCCCAGCTAAAGGTGCAATCGGATCGAATTCAGATTTGTCATAATTGACAAATCCTTCAACCATTCTGACTTTAATTTTGAAATTAGCACCTGTCCAAAAATCAAAAGGATTAATAGGCGATTCGTCCTCAAATTCTGGATTCATTACATCATTGATTTTATCAAAGATTTTTTTACCATAACGAAAGATTCTAACTTCACCTTCATTTTCAGGATTAGCTGGATCTTTAACTACTAAAATATTACTATAGTAATTCAAGCGACGTTTTTGTTTACGTGCCTGATCTTTTCCAGCCTGTGTACCATTGTTCCACAATGATGTATTGTATTCTGAAACTGGATCATTTTGTTGTAAAGTTGTCAATGAATTTTCAATGTACCAGCCACCTGGCCCTTGAAATCCATGATCCCATACTCGTACCCAAGGTAAATCTTCACCTTCGCTCGGAGGTAAAAATCGAATAACTGAATATCCATTACCAGATTTATCACGTTCACATTTCCAAATGCGATCATCCACGTAACTAGTAACCGTTTGAGTTTTTTCTAATTCAGTTGTTAAATTAGCGAGTTGAGATTGACGATTCTGCTTCATTTGTGCAAAACTAGACATATGTATCCTCTTATTCTTTATATTGCTGCGTGTAATTGCTTATTCATTACTACTGTATTGCGTAGTATATTACGATATTTACTTTCATCAACCTGAAGAAATTTTGAATACTTCTTGCAAGTCAAGCTTGTTTGTGGCCATCGACGTGTTTCTTTTATATCTGTGTCGAATTGCGGAATAAAGTCTAACAATTTATCCATTATAACAAATGTTTCAATAGATATATCATCAATCCTTTGTAAATCAAACAATACTGGCCATCCAGATCCATTAACAGAAAATAAACTATTGAAATTGTCAGTTACTTTATTCAATGATTTAATATCATTTTCAAATGTATAGCTCATTCTCTGTATACGTTTTTTCCATTCTTTGTATGTATCATCTGCATCATCTCCGTACAATTTATTAAATTGTGATTCGGAAACAAAATGTGAAACAAACAAACCCAACAATTCACTTGAGCGATATTTTCTACTTAATCGCTCAAAAAAATGACAATCTTGCCTTTTATTAAATGTAGTCTCTTTACATTTAACTCCACCTGTTCCTTTAGTCATATCAAAATGTTCACTAGTAAAATGCAACTTCACAGACAAATAAATCTTATAAACTTCAAACGCTGTCATATTGGCAATTCAACTGTATTATCTACAATAAAATTCAATTTCTTAGCTTCAGTTTCAAGCTTATCCTTTAACTGTCTATTAACCAATTTTGGAATAATTGATGCATCAATATCTTTCTGAATGCAGTATTCCAAAACTGCATCTATATAACTCGATTGATTTACTCTAACCATTTTCTCTATTTCAAGTGAAAAGGATTTTGAAGTATGTGAGTTAGTCAACTCCAAAAAATCTTTTTCACTTATTCCATTTTTCATTATACTATATTATACCATATCCAGCTAGCGTTTGTCAAGGCTATTTTTTAGCCTTGTAACAAATGCAATACATTAGCAGACAATTGCTGTGCTTGAGCCATCAATGCGATAGCTGTTTGCTGTTCAATCCTGTAGCTGGTCAATTTAGCCATTTCTGAAGCTTCATCAAAATCATTGATACTAGCAATAGATTCTTCATTAATACTAATCATACGTTCCATATGAGAAATAGTAAAATCGAACCTCTCGATTTTAGCTAACTGATTGGATCGTTCACCCTCTAATGTGGCCAAAGAAGCTTCCAATCGTGCCACTGCATCCTGAGCATCAGTAACAGTATCCAATTTTGAAGTAACAACTATAATACCCTGATCGTCAGTATAACCACCGAGTTGTAATCCACTCCACGTAAGATCACCTAATTCAACACTAACAGATTGATCAACACTAACACCATCAATGATAAAACTCTTAGTTCCAAAAGTACCATCAATTAATTCTGTTCCGTCATATTCAGTGTTCTTAGCAACATAATCAATCTCTTTAGCCAACTCATTGTATTCATCCATCAATGCTTGTCGCTGATTTGAAGTCAATTGATCATCTTGAGCTTCAGTAGCAACTTCTTTCATTTTATTAACAACAGCTGTAATCGCATCAGTTCCTGCCAATGCTGACTCTAACAAATCCTGATTCTGCTTGACCACCTTATGGGCTGCCTGTAAAGTATGAATAGTATTATTGATCCTACCCACTCTGATTTTATCACCCGATCCTAAATCAGCTGTTCCAGATGCCAACCTAGACATAGTTTCCTCAACCATTCTAGTAGCTTCTTGATATCTACCTAAAGTTTGTGCGGTTATACCACTTAACATACAACTTACCTCTTTCATTTCCTATACTTACGTTTATTTAAATTATTATCTGACTTAACAGATTTAGAAATACTCTTAACTATCTTTCGATTAGTCTTTTGTCTTTGCTTAATTATTTCTTGATAATTTACATATATCCTTTCAACTCCAATAAACATAATCAAATACTCTTATGCTTGAACATCTAAGTTACTGCCCCATTTTCTTGGCGCCATAACGCTTTGAGTTTCCCCATTAGAAACTTTATGTTTTTCTCTTTCATGAGTAGATATTTGAGTTTTCATATGAGTTCTAGCAAGCTGCTTAGCTGACTGAACCTCTTGGAAAACTCTATAATAATCCATGGCACTCATTTTCTTTACACCATACGTGTCTATCATTGTTCCCCCTCTTTCTCAATATATTCTGTAATTACTATTTTTATAGCCATAGAAATCCACTGAGAAATAATATTCGAATCATCAGTTTCCAAATGTGCAACAATTTTATTATACAAATCATCATCTAAATCAATATCAACCTTTATCATCTTTTCCTGATCTGAATTTTTCACATAATCCTCAAACAGATCAAGCACTAATAATACTTTCCCATGATTTTAAATCATTCCAAATACCAGTAGGATAGTTAAAATTATATTTTTCAGCTATTTGCTTGCCCATATTGGTAGCAGGTACTTCAACACCTTCAAAAACAAACGGAGTATTTAATTTTTTAACATGTTGACTATAAGCTTGAGAAATTTTACCCAGACTAATTCCAGAACCAATACCAAATGTATCACCACTATTTTCTAAAATTTGAATTTCATCTCCAAATAATTCTTGTATACGAATTACTGATCCATCTTGTTTCCATTTCTTTGTAAGAAATTTACATTTACCAAAAAATTCTTTAGCAGACATAGTATCAGGTCTAACCGCAAGATATGAACGTTCAACCACATCAACTAATTTATCAGCTGGGCACTGATCGTAAGGAACGTTCTCAATAGAACATTCACGCCAATGCCCAACCAATTGATACACACCCATTTCTTGACGATTAAACCAATGCCTCAAATCACGATTTCTTGCAATATTTTCTTTCTTATCAAATTCACCACGATAAGCAGTAATGATAATGAAATCTTCTTGATCTACTTTAACCTTCTGAATAATTCTAGCCAATCCAGCTTCAGTAATTGCATTATTATTTTCGCTGTCAGGGCCCCAATCATCATAAGTTAAAACATTTGCAGCATATAGATAGTGTTTAAACGTTTTCATTTATTCCCTCTATTAATAATCAACCTTAAATTGATTATTCCTGGCGTAATACTTTCGCTCTTCTGCTTCTAAATATTCAGCAATTTCTTCAACTAGAACATCAGTTTTAATATGTGAAAACTTATCTAAAACAGATCCTATAAATCCATCTATTTCATCTCCATATTCCCATCCAAATTCAGTAGACATGTGAACATAAGCCATAAATTCTGACAAGCCACAATTAATCTTCTTTAATTGTTCTCCTATAAATTCTTTTCTTGAATCTTTTTCATCTAAATATACTGGCATGATTTTCTCCTTTATGTTTCGAGAACTTCTACTTTATCAGCATCTTTTTCTTCTATGAATAAATGCCGTAATGATTTACGTTGACGTTCTTTCCTACGTTCCTGTGCATCATAATAATTCGAGCCATCATAGATAAATTGTAATTCATGATGCTCGAAAAATTCATACAACCTAGACGGATGCGTACCAAATCCCATCCAAGTCATAACATCTATACCAAACCCCAATTGGATACTAGTAATACGAGAACACAAACCTAACAATGTTCCATTTTCACCATGAAATACACCACCGCCTGAATTGCCAAAAATGGATGGAGCATTATACATAATATAAGACTTCTGGTCAATCATTTCTCGCAGATATGTCAATTCACCCTTACTAGCAAAAGGATCATGTAACAAGCTACATCCACTTGTCCAAACATCATCAAATAACTGCAAATCGTCAATACCGTCTTTTGGATAAATTGATGCAACATATTCTTGTGGCCTACTGTTGCGCAATTTAATCGCTGCCAAATCGTGCCCTTTATCATAAGCTATAATTTCTGCTTGTGAACTATTAGCTGAAGATATTTTAGAACCATCATAATCAAAAACTTCATTCGCAACTTCTTCTTTAATATCCTTTTTAATTTCTCTTTTCAATAATGAATCCCATTCATCTTTAACAGAAATAGCACCATCAATAACATGCTGACATGTCAATATGATATTGATATATTTTCCACTATCTTCTGGATCTGGTTCACTGTATACTAAAACACCAGAACCGCCAGCTTTTCCAGCCTTTACTCTAGTCACTGGATACAAAATCTTTTCATGTAAATCTTTTTGATTCATGATTTCTCTCCTTTATAAATCGACCACATTACAACACATAAAAAAGTCATTATCAATCCTGATGTATAATTGAAAAATAGCCAAAATGCATTCAAATCTTTCATTAGGACATACCCCAAACCACAATAATAACCCATCCCATTAATTATCAACATTATCAAACTAACATCTCTTGAACTTTTTCGTCTAACCATCTTTATCATTTGTGGAATATAAGCCACACTAAATGATACCGAAAGTACTATTCCTAAAAAATCTTCCATATTTAAGTAGCGCCGGCCACTTGTATCTCGTAGGACGGCCGGCTATCCTTCATCACATTCGCTTGGAGTGTACTTGGGAATGTGATTGAAAAATGGTCAATTTCTGTTGACAGGTATTGACCAAACCCCGGCTTGCTTGTTTCTTTTAAGCAGCCATTGGTAATTGGTTATTGCCAATTGTTTGTTTGCAACTTTCTGGCTGTTGCCACCACAGGTAATCTTGTTCTTATCATTGTCATATCCTGTCGAATTCCAATTACAGCCCCATAATGGTGGAGCTGGCCGGAGTCGAACCGGCGTCCAAAATACCAACAACTCAAACTCAAGCGATTACAAGTCCATATGAGTATTAAGTTTTTCATCCGAAGTAGTGATCTTCAATCCACTACTATCATTTTCTGGTGCATCTAATTTGATATTATATCCACTACTCGGTTCTGGCTTCAACTTTTCAATAAGAGCATCCAATAATTTTATTGTTTCATCATAGGTCGGAGTCACGACTTCAAGTTCAAATTTAGGATTCAACATATCAACTCTTGCTTTAAACATATATACCTTTTTCTCTTTACCTATATTATACCATATTCAGCTAGCGTTTGTCAAGGCTATTTTCATTCTTTTTGAAATTAGTTTCAAAATTGCATTGCGTAAAGCTATATATTGTATCATAATGTTATTATTTTTCATCAGTATCACCAAATTTTATTACACCATTATCATAGGTATCAAGATTTCCTGCCTTACTTCTAGCCATTTGCTTCTGACTATCAGACATATTATTCTTCCAAACATTCTTCGCCTTGCGAATCCGTTTTTTCCTGTTCTTGACACTCCGATTCTTCATCTTCATATCCCTCCATTTCTGAATCACACCATCCTATTGGATCATGCATATATTGAGATCTTTTTCTGGCTCTTCTTTTAGCTTTCAATTGTTTCCTTTCTTCATCTGTTTCTTCTTCATGCAAACCATTTTGTTCTTTAATCAATTCTTGCGCAACAGAAGTAACTCTACCAAATTTCAATAACAAAGCAAATACGCCAGCTGCTCCTGCACCGCCTACGCCCATCATAACTTCTTCGCCTATACCTTCAAACTCACTCAATATTGGAAGCAACAAAGTTATAGTAGAACCGACTCCTGCATATTTGTGCCATCCCCCTTTATGAGTTTCTTCGACTCTTTCCTCCATTCGCTCAGAAGACTGTGCACGATCAGCTGACATACAATTACAATTATATAGGCAGTTCTATAAATCTTTTATATACGTCTATAACGTCTACTAATTTTTTATCCCAATTATCTCTATGCTCTATAAAAATAATAGGATCATCACAATAAACAGCCATGATAATAACTATTTGAGTTATAGGAATTTTTGTTCTTTCTTCCCACATTATTGCATAGGCGCAAGACTGTAAAAAATAATCAGTGATCCATTCTTTCTTTTTAATTTTACTAGAGGTTTTAAAATCAATTACTGACAACTCCCCATCGTATTCAGCAATACAATCAACTCTACCAGCTAAACCTAAATGCTCTGAAAAAAGAGGAACTTCTAATGCATTGATATTATCTATTCTTTCTAATATAGGTAATAGAGTATTGAACATATCAGCACCCGACAACCAACCTAATTCAGCACCCTGTATATCTGATAATTCACTCAAATCTACTTTTTCATTTCGCAGATGCTTTTCTATTATACCATGCACAATTGTACCTGCTCGGGATGCACGTCTAGTTATAGAAGCAGCTTTCTCTTGGCCAATTCTTTTTCTCCAATCAGCTAAACCTTTTATCTTCCCTGGCTGTTTAGATAAAACAGATGTAATAGATGGCATCTTATCAATATCACCGAACTGATAATATCGCATACCATCTTCATTGGTCACAGTAGGCTCTAAAAATTGTAATCCGTCTATATGATTAAACATCTAAATTAAAACACCTCCTGATCCAGCCCCGAATAAATTTAACTTGACTAGTTCTTTTAGTGTATTTAGCACCATCAAAAACCAAGTTCCAATAAAATCCAGATCGTTCTACCTTCAATTCCCAATCTTTAAGATTAGCTGCAGCTTTGATTGTATTAGGGCCAATTCCACCATCAACTGCGATTTGATTCTCAGCTTTACGCTTATTGTTACATCCTTGCTGCAATATTTTTACTGCACCACCTTGCCCATGATTGACAACCATATCAAAATATGTTTCACGAATTTCTTCAGGTAACTGCTCGGCTCTACTTGGTTTCCAAAATTTTTCAAAATAAATCTCTTTTGCCATTTCTTCTGACATTTCTTTTATTTCTTCTTTATTACATTCATACCCTACATGATTTTCATATACCTTTTGCGTCACGCCCCAATTGGTGGCACCACCCCTATCGGCTGGATCATCTACATACCCACCTTCATGTTCTAAAACAACTTCTATAATTTCTTCAAATGTCAAATTGGCCATAATTCCTCCTAAAAATACCTTGACTTCATATCGCTGCCAGGCATATTACTTTTAATATCTTTCATCTTATCAATCACATCAGATTGCGGCCGTTTGATACCCAATCTGACACTGTCACCCATTCCAGGCTTCCCAATCATTAATACAATTGCTTTTTCATCACAAGTAGTACATTCAAATTTAGTTGGATCTAACCTATTAGCAATAGGCAACGTCTGATCTAAATATAATTCACCGCATTTTTTGCATTTATAATCATAAGTAGGCATATTATTCTATTCCAAATTCTGTATCATCTAAATCTTCTGTTTTGATATTCATATCCAATATTCGTTCTTCATCGTCATCATCGCCCAATTCTATATCAACATCTCTGCCTGTTAATGCTTCTACGATTTCTTCAATCACAGCTTCAGTAACTTCTTGGATAATATCATCAACCAAATTACTTTCTTTAATTCTGTCAATAATTAATTCAATCAAATCACTGCCTTCTTCTAAAAACTGCTCCATGATTTTATCAATTATATTATCTACTAAACTTCCCAATCCCAATCTCTTTTTTAAATCTAACCTTGCCATAATTTTCACCTATACCCTAAAATGATTTTTCATTTCTCTACGATGCCAATCAGCACCTTCTTCACTATACTTTACTTGATGC